AAGCTAGACTAAATCAGTCTAGCTCAGTACGCTTAGGCAAGCGCACTGCCTTCGCCCATTTGATTCGGAACGTATGGGCACGTTCTTGGCTCTCATACGGATCAGGCTGGTGCTGACCAGTATCATGATTCTCTGTGAACCACCGAAGAAGGCCTCCTTCACCGTCGGAAACATCCGGCGATGATTTAGAGTGTACTTTCGGGAATCGCTCCACCCAGTTCTGGAGATTGCTGTCGAAGACAGCTCTCCAAGGAACGTGAGTAAAGGTGACTCGGGAGAGTACATCTGAAGGTGCTTCCATCTCGTCCCGGTAGGAACGAGATGGAATGTGAAGAACATCCGCAAGGATGTCGTCACATGCCTTCGTCAAAGCCCACAAACCGTGCGTATACGCACGGTTGCGGAATTTGACGAACCTTCTCACGAGAACTGCATCCTGACGCGACATGGGAATGTCGGCACGGAGACGAATGACGGAAACATCTGAACCGTCGAAGTACTCGTCCCCACAAGACTCTCTGAACTTTCCAGTCCAGAAAGACTTGCGCTTGTTCACCTTGAAGCCAAAAGCTTCAAGGTAACGAACAACGTCAGCCACTGCGGATACGGGGACGATAATATCGTCTCCGTATACGCTGAGCGACCCAATCAGCTGATTGGGTCGGATTCGAGACTGCTGAGTCATACCCAGCGAGGCAAGGGTCGTAAAGACCATTGCCTCGATAGGGAATGTCAGAGCAGAGCCCATGGACGCAAACTTGTGAAGATGAACAACTTCACCGTTTACATCAGCGGTCCGTGACCTACACGCGAGGATATAATCCAGGGTGTGAGGCCAACTCTTGAACGCGTGTAGAACCACGCTCAAGTGGACACGATCAGATGCCTCGCTCATGTCGAGCGTTGCAAGCTGACCAGTGATAGAGGCAACTTGTGCCAATCGCTGGTTGCGTGTCTGATCAGTAAACCCGAGAATCTCCCGGAGGGGAGACAACTCTATCTCACGATAGAGTTCGTTCTTGAGTCCCTGTTGTGCAAACTGCATAACAGAGGGCTCAATCGCGATAACTCGGGGTTTCGCTTGCGTCTTAGGAACCGTAATGACCCTAACAGGGCGTTCGGCTCCAAGGGCTATCGTCGTTTCGGGATCCCAGAAAGGGAGATTCCTAGAGTAACGCCATTGAGGAAGGACAGAGTCCAGCCTCTCAGGCCACTCCGGAAAATTCCAGCGTTGTGACCGGGGCAAGCCCTCGGCAACAGCACCGGACCCAAAACGAGGGAGAAGGTCGAAAGAAGAGACTTTCGTCTCAATCTTATCGAGAATCTCTCCGAACAGCTGCATGAAGCGTCTCTCAAACGCTTCCCAATCCGCCGGCTCAACACCGGTACGGAAATGGTCAGCCAGTTCGCGATCAGTCTGGATGAAAGAACGGAGAGCAGCCGCCTCCCTCTCGGGAGTGCAGCTGCGGTCCATCTTGCCCGTCAGGTAACACACCTGACGGATACCCCAAACAGCATCAGCGTCGGGGTCATCCAAAATGAATCCATGCTCATCGAACACACGGATGAGGAAACCTCGCATAAAAGCGGGGAGACCTCGGACTTTCTTGAATCCAAGAAAGCCTTGATCCGGCCATTTTCCCTCAGCAAGTCCTTGTTCAAGGGACTTACCGAAGGATGGCATGGTGATCGTTAAAAACGATTCACCTTCGTGTTCAGTGCGGCGCAGAATGGTTTCTGCGTCCATCCGCACGTCAGTGGCGAAGTAACGTCCTAGATCTTCTAGGACGGCCAGCTGGAGAGTTGCCAGGCTTTTCATATCTCCTCCTGTCATAGGGGGTAGGTATCCAGCCAATGGCACTCTGATCTAGCGGCGAGAAGCGATCATCCCAAAGGCAGCGATACTGATCGAAATCAGTACCACGATGCCCATGATGATGATGGCTTCCATACCGCTTATCGCTCACCTCCCAGGATCTTCTTCAGAAGAGCCTTCGTGCTGGCTTCCAGCGCGGTGGTCAGGGCATCGTAAAGAGCCTCGGCCTCCGCAACAGTGATCCCGACAGGGATCATGGAGCCAACAGAAATCGAGTAAGGCACCTTCGACTTCAGACCCGTCACCGGGTCCGTAACGATGGTGTTCTTCACGAGGGAAGTGGTCGAACGAGTGATGCCCTTCTTGTCCACCTTCTGGGTGACATAGAGGTCAACATTCTCGACACGGTTCTGGTAGAGGTTCGTCTCCGGACGCTCTTCCAGACGGGGCAGCGAAACAGCCGTACCAGAGATGGTAACGGACTGAGGATCAGCGAGCATTGGTTCTCCTTTGTACTACAGGGTTGTTGTTTGACACTGTGGTTCAGCGGCGGATCTTTGTGAGACCCAGCGCGCCCAGAATCGCGAACTGAGCTGCGTTCAGCGCAGATTCAGGATTCAGGGTGAATCCGAAGGGATTCGCTCGTATGCGACGCTTGCGAGAATACTCCCACTGGAATGACCAAGAACGAGGACCGGTATAAGAATACTGGTTCTCGGCTCGGATATCCCAGACGAGGACTTGTGTCGTTGA